CTTAGAAATATAATAGACAACTATCCATCAGGTACATTATTCTATGTTGATTACTATTATTCATCTTCCTGGTAATGAGTTACGATAATTGGAAACTATCCAATCCACAAGACGATGGCTGGACCTCTGACGAGGTTACCAGCTGTTGTGGCGTGGAGCAGGAAGGAAGCGGAGCAAGTAATTGCTGTGACGCTAGATTCTGGGGACATACAGATATTTGTGGCGAGTGTAAAGAACACGCAGATGAATATATGATATGCACAGAATGCGAAAAAGACGATTCACAATATGAAATGATTAGTGAATACGAATATAACGAACGCAGACGAGAGGATGCACAAGAACATAATAACGATGAATAAAAAAAGACACCTATTTAGTAGGTTAACAGAAGAAGAAATGCATCAATACGCAGTATGGTTGCATGAACAATGTGACGATCCTGTAGATGAAATCATGTGGTTGATTCATCATTGTATTGCACCTGATAAGGAGCATATTACAATACAAATCAAACAAGTTGTTGAACATTTAAATGATAAAATAAAAGAAAGATAATGATTAAAGACACAAGAAAGTACTGGACTAAAGAAGTTGCTAAAATACTTGAAGGTCGCACTATCGTTAAGATAGAATACATGCCTGAAGAAGAGGTAAAAGAATGGATGTGGTATAAAACACCAGTCGTAATACATCTTGACGATGGCGGTATTCTTATACCCTCCATGGATGATGAAGGTAATGATGGTGGCGCTATACTTACAAACTATAAAAAACTAGGCACAATACCAGTAATATGAAGCCTGAATTATTACAACATTCTCAAATTCCAAAACCTTTACATGGTCTTGCTCCAAGAGTAATCAAGGGGCAGGACTGGTGGGATGTAACTAGGCAAAAAGCCTATGCGTCTACTAACTATCATTGTGCAGCTTGTGGTGTACATAAATCACAAGCAAAAGAACATCAATGGTTAGAAGCACACGAGGATTATGTAATAGATTGGGCTAAAGGTAGTTTAACTATTAATAAAATTGTCCCTTTATGTCACTATTGTCATAACTTTATACACTCTGGTAGACTATGGATGGTTAATAAAGACAATCCAGATAAAATTAAAAGAGTATTAGAACATGGTATAAAAATATGTGAAGACAATTTTATAAGCGTGCAACACTATACATTAGATTTAGCAGACAAATATGATGTGGAACATTACTGTGGTGTTTTAAAAGAAAACATAACAGAGTGTGCCGAATGGTCTGAATGGCATCTTATATTAGAAAGTGAAAAATATTACACAAAATATAAAGATTTTGAAGAATGGAAAAAAAATTATGAAAGTTAAATTATTACAACGACAGGTTTTTTACAAAGTAGGTGTTATCGAAATAGATATACCTAATTTAGAAGAATCTGATTTTACTGGTGTACATCAATATCTTATGGATCATCGTGATTTATGGGCTGATAAGCTAGCAGAAAATATGGACAAATGTCCATTAAATCACGGTTTTGGAATATGTGATACGACTAATAGATGGTCAGACACAACAGAAGAAACTGAATACTTATACGAACTGCCTAACGGAAATGGAGGGCACATTTAATAATATTATGGATAATAATCAAAAGATTTTCGAAACATTGTACAACACTAACACAGCTTGGTCTGTACAGAAAGAACCGTTATTTACACAAGACGGAAAACAAACACAGAGCTATGGTTTATTTAGATCTGATAACAACGAATGGTTAAGTACTGTTGGTGAAAGATACGTTCCTATGCAGAACGCAGAACTAGCTGAAATAATGGTTAGAATACAAGATAGATTTGGTGGTGTTATCAAAGGTAATGCTATGGGTAGAATAACAGGTCAAAAGATATATTACCAACTATCATTAAGTGATTATAATATTAATGGTGACACATTAAAGCGTCATATAACATGCCTTAATTCACATAATGGCTCACACGCTATAGGATTTGGTTCTACTAACACAGTCATATCCTGTTCCAATACATTCCACTTAGCGATGAAAGATCTAAGTAAATTTAGACACACAGAGTCTGCATCTAAAAGATTACAAATAGCTGTGGAAGAATTTGAAAAAGCACTTGTGCTTGATGAAAACCTTATGCTTACTTACAAAGCAATGAACAGGGTTCCTGTAGATCAAACTATCATTGAAAGTGTTATGCAAAAGATATTTAAGGTTGATATGAACAGTAAGGTTAGTGATAACTCTACACGTAAGAAAAACCAAATTGAAAACTTTGGTAAAGCTATGTCTCATGAACTTGCAGCAAAAGGCAATACCCTTTGGGGTTTATTTAATGGTGTAACCTATTATACCAATCATATTGAAAACAAAGGTATTGATAATCTTATGACAGGTTCTGGTTATAAAAAGAATTTGATAGCTTTCAAAACAATTGAAAATGAATTGAAAGAAAAAGGTATGTTAACCAATTTACAACAAATATAATTATGACTAATGAATGGTTAGATCACAATAACTCACAAAATGATTTATTGAAAAATGATCACAAAGTATACGTAGCAAGCTACGAAGAAACGCATGACGAATATCAGTACGAAGACTATCTGTACGATATGATAAATGCGTTAAAAGACATGGGTTGTAGTGTTTGGGACGTAGAAGTCTCAAACGGCAACTGGCGCGGACAAACAGGATACATGACATCAAGTGATCCTGAAAAGATAGCAGATGCATTGTTAATGCACAATGGACGCTGTCGCACAGACGTGTGGATAGATGGTGATGGACTCTCAGGAGTCTGTTACCACCATGACGCACCTACTGGATCTTGGTTTACAATAAAAATTAATGAAGAAGAAGATGAGTAAAATAGATGATTTATCAAACTATGTAACTGTTAATGGTTGGGAGTTTGAGTTAGTTAAACAAGACGTGGATGATATATTTTATCAATGTCGTGGTGCAATAATGTACGATGACTACCACGATCAAGTACCAGAGCCAGAGCTTTGGGAAGCAGCAATGAAGCTAGAAACAATGTTAACTAGAGATGGTTATAATGTAAACGCTGATCACAGCGAAAAAGGTTGGGTTGAAGTAACTGTAAATGTATAATTATGAAATATTATAAAATAGAAGTTGAAAGAACATATACTACTGAGGTAGTTGTGAAATGTAAAGACGAAGAAACGTTACAAAACGTTTTAGACGCTACATCTACAGATAGAATATTGTTTGATGCGCAAACAAATTTGATGGACTACTATCTTGATGAAGAAATGCAACAATGTAATGTGAAAGAAGACATTATTACTATTGAACACGAAGTAAAAATTCCTGATGACTATTTAGGTTACTTTGATTTAGATAAATATATAATAAAAGACGATGCCTAATTGGTGTTGGAATCATTTGACAGTAATGTGCACAGAAGAGCATGTTGCTGAATTACAGGATTTTGTAGAAAAATCCACAAGCGCTAAAGACGCAGAGTTCTCTTTCGAGGGAACTTTGCCTCGTGGTAATCGTGAAGACTCATATCATTGGTCTTGGGAAAACTGGGGTACTAAATGGGACGCTTGCGAACCAGATGTAAATGAATCAGAATCACAATGTTTTTGTGTAGGTTTTGATACAGCTTGGTCTCCACCAACTAAATGGTTGCATAATATTATGAATGATTATCCTAATCTTGAGTTTGAACTTGAATATGATGAACCTGGCATGTGTTTTGCTGGTGTTTTGAATGTGCATGGTGCGATAGGAAGATTTGATGATCACTATTTTGAAACAGATTCAGCATCACAATGTTGTCAGGCAAAAGTTTTTTACGAAGATGATGAAGAATATACGCTGAAAGACGGTGAATATCAATGCTCTGAATGTAAAGAAGAGTGTGAAACATTTATGATGAATCAAAAAGAAATCAAAAATAATGTTTAACTTTAACGTCCCAAATTTATGAAATGCACGATGAATTAATAACATATGAGCTAGAAACAGCTTTATTGTCTAAGCTTTTGATGTATCCTGAATTATATTATGAGAATGCACAGAAGTTAAATGTGGGTATGTTTACAAACTTATTCCACAAAAAAGTTTATGATCAGTTTTTGGTGATGCAATCAGAGCAAAAAGATGTAGATTTAGTATCTATGTCTTCTGCTTTGAATTGCAATAGAGAAGAGAGAATAAGATTGTCTGCTATTTATACTCACGAAAATACTTTTTATACTGTAAAATCCTGTATTGCAGAGCTTAATGCTTGCACACAGAAAAGAAACTTACAGCTTTTAATTACAGAAGCACACAATAAGTTTCAAAATCAAGAACCAATTGAAGACATTATAGCCTACATCAATAAGATGAATGCTAAAATAATGGTAGTTGAAGATACTGATGTTGCTAATATATCATCACAAATCAAAGACTTTTTAATTGACATTGATAAAAGAATATCATCAGAAGGTATTATTGGTGTAACTACTGGTTTTTCATCCTTGGATGATTTCACAGGCGGTTGGCAAGAAACAGATTTAGTTATAATAGGTGCAGCGTCATCTATGGGTAAAACTAGTCTTGCATTAAATCTTGCGTATAACGCTGTAAAAATAGCTAAACAGCCTGCATTAATATTTTCATATGAGATGTCTGTAAATCAACTTATAATGCGTCTAGTGGCGTTAGAATCAGAGATTCCTATAAGATGGATACAAAATGGACAGCTTAACGATGAAGACTTACGCAGAGTTCAACAAACTGCTAGCGAAATTATGGATAAATCCATATACATTGACGAGTGTAAACAAACGTCATTGAAATATTTATTATCTAAAACTAGACAGTATGTACATAGCTGCGGTGTTAAGCTTGTGTTTGTTGACTACTTACAACTTGTCACAGCGAGTGTCGGATCAAAAGGAACCAGAGAACAAGAGGTCTCAAAAGTTGCTAGGGCACTCAAAAACCTTGCCAAAGAACTAAATATTACAATCATTGCATTATCGCAATTAAATCGTGGTGTAGGTTATAGAGCTGAAAGCAAACCAACATTGTCAGACCTTAGAGAATCAGGTGAAATAGAACAAGCCGCAGATATTGTAGCTTTAGTTTACAGACCTGAATACTATGGTATAAACCAAGATGAAAATGGTGAATCTACACAAGGCAAAGCGCAAATAATATTTGCTAAAGGCCGTAACATAGGTGTGGGTACAGTTACACTAAATTTTATTAGTGAATTGACTAAATTTCAAGAGAAATCTTTAGATTTTTAGAGTTAATATTTGTATTTTTATACATGTCTGATAACACAA